CTTGTCGGTTGAATAAACGCCAAACTTTGCGTGATTAATTGCTGTAAAGTTACTAAATTCTTCTATATTAGAGTTGTCATTCAGTTCATTTATAAACTGATATAGCATATTTCTCATTGGCTTAATTGCTAATCTGTAATGCTCAGCAGTTAACCAATTTTCTTCATCTGTATTTGTTAAGAAAAACATTCTAAAGTCTGATACTCTATCTACTTTGTCTTGTGGTTCGTTATTAAAGTTATCATTTATAACCTCTAATAAATAAACCATTGGAAACTTATCAGTATCAAATTTCTTATTGTCTAATTCTTGCGAAGTAGCGATCACCGTTCCATGAAAGTATTTCATCTTTGGTAAATCAATAACCTTTTCAGTCATCATAGAACCACCGTAAACAGTAAATTGTCTATTTGGAGTAAATTCTTTTCCAACGCCATCAGTTACTTCATAAGTAACCCCGTCAACATCAAAAAACACTTTAGGTCTTAAATACTTTGTATTACAAGTGGAAATGGTATAAGAACCATCTCCATTATCTATAATAGCATTTATTTTTACAGACGTGTCCATATTAGCGACTAAATCACCAACAATATCTACTGTTTCGATTCTATTCTTCATCATCTTCATCTTTTATATCTTTAACTGTGGCATAAGCCTTAGCAAGATTTAGCACTCCAACGGTAACTATTAAGAAACCAACTGCCCATCCAGTAGAATTTTCAGCTATTGTAGCCGCAATTACTGACCCTAAACTTGCCGTATTTAAAGCAATTATTTGCCAATCCATATTTATTAATATTTGAGGCATTGTTATTATTCTTTAAATTGATTTAATACATCATTTGATTCCATTGCTGTCGGTATGTTAACACTCGCTAAATCAACATTCATTAACCTGCTATGTTTGAATCCGTTTTCATCTGTGAATATTGCCTCAATATAAGCTGAGTTAATTTCTACCGTTGGATTGATTATATCTAATCCTTCTTCTATTGTTATCGTTCCTAGTACTTTCATATATCTTAATTAAAAATGATTTCTTACGATTATAACCGTAGCACTTGTTTTTGCTGTCACACTAGAAAGTCCACTACTTAAAGAAAAATACCAAGCATGGAGTGAATTTGCCCTACGTGTTGTTGATGTTGAGATGTTAAAACTAGTTCCGAAAATATTTAAAGGAAAGTAAGTTATAGGACTATTATTGCCTCTATTAGCAATAGACAGAATCTCATTAACATTTGATACTCTCCAACCTGTAAGACCATTTTGTGTATCAATTAAAGCAGCATCTATTGCTCCGTTCCATGATGTTTGTGGACGCTTTATTCTATACCATCCTAAACCGGTATAATTGTCAATAACATAATTATCTGCATAAACTTGTAAGCCATTAATATCTGTGAATCTGTCTAAAGTGCCGAAAGCATTGTTTTGCTTTAAAGTTGTGAACGTGTCTAATTCAGCGGTATTTATTGGATTGGTTGGTTGGTTCGAATAAGGATTACTAACTGCATTCCAAGCATCATCCCCAACCCTATAACTGATTGTTGCCCCAGTTTGAACAACTCTATTATAAGCAATTCCACTTTTAACTGGACAAGCCGTACTAACTATGTTCTCCATACTTGGAACACTCGTAACAATACCATCACTATTAGTAAAGCTAATATTAGGTAACTCTAAGTCAACTAAAGTATTAACTGAATAGCTATCGTTTGAATTTGATATATTAACCGATGCTTGTGGTACTTGTGGAGTAGCTGTTATTGCATTCGTTGCTGGTACGTTGCTTATCGTTCCATCGCTATCCGTAAACACCGTATCTGGTAAATCCAAGCTAGAAGTAGCTGGAACTAATGATATATAACTATTGTCTGAATTTGATATATTACTATTAGGTAGCTCTAAGTCAACTAAAGTATTAACATCATAAGAATCATCAGAATTTGAAACTCTAACGGATGTAGGAGTTGAGGGCGTACAAGTTACGTTCTCCATACTTGGAACACTTGTTATTGTACCGTCTGAATCTGTTACGTTTATGTTAGGTAATTCTAAATCTACCAAAGTATCAACTACATAAGTATCATTTGAATTACTTACATTAACGGGCTCTTGTGGAGTGCCTCCGCAAACAGTAACAGTTGTATCTAAATTGAAACTTTTCATGGATAATCTTTATAATGAAGTTTAACAGTTATATTTCCAGCAATATTATTAAGGCTTTCAACCCTTACTCTAAACCAATTAGCAGTAAATGTGCTCTTTTCTATTTGAACAATGTCATCTTCTACTGGAAAAGCTCCATTATAATAGCAGCAATTTTGTAAAGTTACCCACTCATTAGGTATATTAGACACTCCAGAAGAATATCCTTGCTCAATAAATACTTCTATTAAGCTATTTAATCCAGTAGTTTCTATTATTAAATTCCAATCAGTTCTTTTTTCCAAGTTGACTGCTACGCTTATGTTTTGAACACCAGCATTAACATTATCTAATAAAGTTACGTTTCTCATATTCCACTGCTAAAGCATTTATGTTGAGTATTTTCTTCTGGATAAGTAGGTAAATTATCTACTATGTACCATTGTATTGAGTGGTAATTTGCTATACTTTGATTATAAGATTGAATAAGATTAAAGCCATTATAAGGTAAAATAGAGCTTACTTCAGAAACGGTTCGCATTACACCACTATTTGTAGGTGAAAAATTAGCATCTCTAATGTAGTGGAAGTAAATATATTGTACAATAGCTTTTCTAAGCCCTTCAGATGACTTAACACAGCCGTTTATGTCTATATCGAACGAGTTATATAAATTTATAAATCGAGTCGTTTGTGGGGCTTGTGGTAAAGCAGCATCTAAATCAGCTATAAAAAGTAAATATAACTCAGCCCCTAACAAAGAAACTAAAAATTCCTTTTCATATTTGGTTATATAAGTACCTAAACTATCATAGCAGCTTTGAGAAACCGCATATTCACCAACAAAATCTGTATTTAATACTAAACCCATTTATTTGTATATTGCTATTCCACGTTTAACACATTCGTCAGCTTTACTTTTTGATACTTTATAACTGATTCCATCAATTAAAATATAGCCACTAAATTCTTTATTTACTTTTGGAGTTTCAATAATAGCCTTTTCAGCTTTTACTTCAATTGCTTTCTTTGTTATCGTTTTCTTTTTAGCCATAACTTTCTTTTTTATACCACCAAAAGCCCGTTCAATTAAGAACGGGCTGTTTAGGTTTATTAATATTAAGCAGTTTCTAAAGCAGCTTTATCAGCAGCAAAAGCACCTTTAACAAATGCAGTTCTATCATTGTTTTTTACAACCATAGCACCACGCCATTCAGCTCTAATTGTCATCATGTTCTTAGTGAAATCGCTTCCATCTAATCCCATTTCAATAGATAACGCTCCTTTAGTCCACATAGTAGCCAAAGCAAAGTTTCCAATTAAATACTCATCTTGTGTTACTAAAGTAGTTTGTACGATTGGCACACCGTCCAATAATAACTGTCCTGCAATAACTTGTAAAGCATCAATATAACGTTCATCAGTTGAACCAACTTTTTTAGTTTTTAAGAATGTTACATCGCTTGGATGCATCATTATAAAAGTAGCTGGGTCTTGGTCAGCAATTAAGATTTGATTTTGTGCAATTCTTAATACATCTACAATATTAGCATTGTCAACAGAAGCAGCGAAAGTTCCAGCAGCAAAAGCAGTAGCCGTATTTCTAACACCGTTCAAGTTCTCTCCAGCATTGTTTCCAGAATATAATTGAGTTTCAATAGCTTTTAAAAGCTCTCTTGATAATTCGTTGTTTATTTCAGTATTAATAAAATCAACATCATCTTTAAATTCATCTGAGATCTTAATGAAAGCAGTAGTTTTTTTAATTGATTGGTTAGCAACAACTAAATCAAAATCAATTTGATTCTTAACAGCACCTTCAGCAGTTTGACCAGCAGCTCCATCTTTATGACTTTGGTAAACCCAGCTAATTAGATTAGAGTTTGCAACACCAGTTGAAACAATATCCATTAATCTGATACGTCTTGAAGCGATTGAATTTAAACCTGCAATTCTTTGTTCTACTGGTACATTTCCACCAGAAACATTTCCAGATATAGTCATATCACCAACTGCTTTAGTATCAAAAGATACCCATTTCCCAGAGTTTCTAATGTCCTTAATAGCTTCAGCATTCTTAACTAAAGATTCTCTTAAAGTTGGCTCAGCAGCCATATCACTTTTTTCTTGAACTGAAAGTTTCTTAATAGAAAGTCCCATTTGCTTAATTGCTTCATTCAAAGACTTCATTTGCTCTAATTTGTCAGCATCTAAAGTTTCTAATTTAGCTTCAATTTTAGCAGTTACTTCTTCAGATTTAATAGCTGATTCTTTAAGCTCTTTAATCTCTAAAGATGTACTTGCGTTTTTCTCGTTGTAATATCCAGCCAATTCTTCACCGTTCATTTTGGCAAGAATATCAGCAGATTTTTCTACAAATTTTTCCATTTTAATTTTTTTTAAATTGTTAATTATTGTTTTTTAATAAGTTTAAATAAAACAATTCAGCTTCAGTCGGCTCAATTAGTTTAGTGTCATTTGACGGCTCAACTTGTTTAAGTGAATCAATTAAATTATTGTATTTGAGTTGGCATACTCGCAAATTATTTTCTATTTGTTCTAATCTTTCATCTGTCCCTTTACCGTTCTTAATAGCACTTAAATAACCATTCATTTGATTATTAAGTTTATCTAAGTATTCAGTTTCATTTCCTTTACTTATAGAAAATGTAGGTGTTTCACTATTCGCTCCAAAGGTAACAGCCGATGTTTCCATTAGGTTAACCTCTTTTAATTCCCTTACTCCACTATCTAAGAAGTTTATTTTATCTTGAACTAACATAAAGCCAATAGAATGCTCAGTAATTATTCCATCTTGGTAATCCAAGAAAGCATCGTTTCCTTTTGTTGAACGTCCTAAATCAGCCGTAACAACTAAATGCTCGTGAGTTTCTTCCATCCCTTTAATCAATCCTATCTCATGTTCGAAATCGTGGTATCTTAAAAACTTTATCTTTCTATTTGAAGTTGATTCAGCTCCACGTTCTGAAATGCTTTTAGCAAAAGCCCCTCGTGCAATTACATCACCATCAGAATCCATATTGCCAAACTTAGCAGCTGCAAAAACCACTCTTCTACCAACTGTGTCCAAGTCTTTCAACTCAAAAGCACAATTCTTTATTTGCATCAAATTATTACTCATTTCTTTATTATTTTAATAATCCTTTTACTTCTTCTTCAGATAACTTTTCCAATAACTTATTAGCTAAAAGTGGTGATAAAGATTTTAATATTTCTAATGTTTTATTTGAACTTCCAGCTGGTTGTAAAACCTCATCAGCTATATCTTGACTAAATCCATATTCAGTGACTAAAAGAGTATTCTTTGCCTCTGAAGTTATTGGCATATTAAGAACAACAGCAACTCCATCCATTACCAACTTATCTTTAGTTGCTTCATCTTTTAAGTCATTTTGTAAAGCTGGTATTTTAGAGAAGTCTTTTCTCATTCTTACGCTACCATCTGGAAAATGATTTTTAGCAATAAAATTAGTATGTTTTGCAGCTATCTTTTCAGCTATTGGAATAATAGCGTTTGTGTACATTGCCTTTTCAGCTTCTTTTCTATTATTAAAAGTCTTATTAGCTGGATCATTAAATAAAGAACTATCTAATCCAAATACATTACACATTGCTCTAAGTGTAACATCACCCTTTTGAACCAGCTCTAAATCTGTTGAACTCATACCCATTTGGATATAAGCTAAATCTTGGTTCGTTACCTTTACTTTACCAAAGTTTTTAGTTCCTGTTGTAGCTTGGTCGAAAGCTCCTTGAACAGCTTTAGCCTCTTGCTGCATCATTGGTCTATCACCTTTATTAGTAATCATTCCAGCAATACCTCTATTCTTTAGTAGGTGGGAATCAGCTTCCCATCTATCATTTCCAACCTCAACTACATTTCTAGCTACTTCAAAAGCACTAAGCCCATTAAAAGACTCTTTTACATCTGAATAACTTGGATTGAATAACATTATATGCTCCAATTCTTCTCTTTCAAACACCCTTTTATTAACTCCAAACTCGAATTTATACCTTACATTAGGTAAAAAGAAATTAGACGTTGTAAGGGCTTCTACATTCTTAGAGGGTAAAACATCAACCTCTTGGATTATACCGTTTAAATGCTCAGCGTGAAGGTAACTATTACCATTTCCAAGTAAATAAACTAATAATCTTTCATCAATATCTGACCATGTATAGCTTTTTCCATCATTAGGATTAGCCATTAAATCATGGATAGTTGTATTTTCTATAATTTCATAAGTTCCATCGGATTGCTTTTGCTCAACGACCCAATCAATAGACTTAAATACATCTACTATTTTTTTCAAAACAGCATAAGCATCCACATTAGATTCGTAGGTGTTATCCAAAGAAGGTTTTTGATTTAGCTTAAACTCAAAAGGCTTAAACTCTGAAATATTTGTTATGCTTCCTAATGACTTTTTATAAACATTGAATTGCTTATAATCTTTAACAAAAGAATTTAATTCACTTAATACTCCCATAAAAAAAAATAGTACAAGGCATCTTCACCTCGTGATTATAAATAACCTCTACAAAGTTACAATTATTTAATTAATAAATAGCAATTATATAAAAATAAAATTATCGCCTTGAACTAAGTCATCAAAAGCGTACCTTGTAGCATCAATTAAGTGGTTATATTTATCAATAGGCGTATTACTTTTCCTATCATTCCAGACATAATTGTTTAGCTCCTTAACATAATTCTTTCCTTCAACAATAAAATGATAGTTAGCCATTCTTGCAATCCCGTTTTTTATACTGTCTTTTCCTTTTTTACATGGCACAACATTAAACCCTGCTAATTGTAATTCACTTATCAAACGTGGCTCAGCATTATCTGCTACTATTAAATCATTTGGATCAACTATATTGTTAAGTAAATCAATTATCTCATTAGTTCCTAAGTGTTGTTTATATAGATATTCTTTCAAATATAAATTATTATCTTTTACAGCAACCTTAACCAATGTTGTTGGATCTGTTACATAACCAAAATCCATGCCCCATATAAAAGGAAGCGACTCATCAAATTGTCCTATTTCCCAATCATTAAAGATAACGCCCTCAGCTTTATTTAGCCATCCTCCAAGTATCATGTGTTTATACTTTACTGGATTTCTAGCCTTTATAGACTCAACACTTTTTATAAATGACTCATCTAAATTCTCTAGGTTGTCCAGATAAGTTGTATGGATGTAAGTAGTATCTTCATACACACCATTAAAGCCTTCATTAACTCCTCTATTCTCAAAGAATTTCTTGTATATCCAATGTTCTTTGGTAGATGGGTTTAATATTAACACTACCTTGTTATATACTCCTTTAGTTCTAATTGATAAATCTATTTTATCAAAATTAGTTTCACTTTCTTCTTCTTCAGCTTCATCATATACCCATGTAGTAATCCCTTGTAGTGATTTTAAAGCAGCCGTTTGATTACCAGAAGATGTTTTAACACCTTTAAATATTATTGAGCTTCCAGTACTTATATTAACAATAGAATCGTTTGTTACTTTGAAATGATGCCCTACATTAAGCAGTTCTATCTTCTCAATAAATTCTGGTATTATAGAAATTTTAGCTGAGGTCAGCGTGTAACGTGTGAATAATATCTTTTGATTCTTCTCAAAAGTAAGCGTACATAAATATAAAGCCACACTAAAAGACTTAGAACTTCCACGCCCACCAGTTAGTAGACAGTATCGAGTGTCTTTTTTATTTAATGGTTTAAATTTATCGTGAATTTTAATCTTCATCTGTCTTATAAAAGACTATTTGAGTAGGCTCTAAAGAATCTCCATTTGTTGTTACGTCAACACTTTCTTTAGGTTTACCCCATCTATATTGAAAATATAACTGTATAGCCCTAAAGTCTCCTAAACTGACTAATTTATGTAGTTCTTTTATTACGCTATCACTTTCAATTATATTATCTAAGCGTTCAATTAGTTTTATTTCATCTGCTTTTGGCGGTCTACCAGCTCCAGCATTACCTCCTTTTTTAGACCCGTTGTTTTTTCTCTTATCCATAATCAATATAAAATCATTTAAATGATTTATCTAAGGCTTTTATAACCAAGTAAGTACCACCCAAAGATAGTAAACACCACAAATCAACTTTAAATATCATTGG